TCCTGTCATGGCAGCTAAACAAAGAGCGTGTGTAGCATATGTTCCTCCAGCTAGTGGTTGACATCCTGCTCCTGGTATACATTCATATCTTGTGGTACCACAAGAACAGTTACAATAACTAAATCCCATCCGAATATTGGGGAGGGACAAATACTTAGCCCAACCAGGGAAAGTATATGAATGATTTTCCATTTGTGACCAAGTCATAGTGTTTAAAAATCCTGGACCAATATTAGCATTACACCAAGCTACAAGGTCATCTACTGTTGTTCCTGTTACCGGAGACATGTATACCATTACATTTTGTTTATTAATGGTGAAATGATTTGGTATATGCATGGCGGTGGTGTATCCTGGACAACATTGTGTGCCTTGACAAGCATGACCACTGTCATAAAAATAATTATCCCATGGTGTTGCAGTTGTTCCGTTTGTTACATGCCAATCATAAACCTGAAACTCACAGCCCTGTCCTATATTACAAGGGTTAGGAGTTAAAGCAGCTGAAATATCTATTTTTGTGTCACAAGTATTTACCCAACCACTTCCTGCTATACATGCAGCTTTATCACCATATGGACCTGATGCATTTCCTAAAGATTGACAATTTCCATTAATACAATCCCAAGAATCTGGATTTCCACATCCTGCAGCTATACAATCTGCTTCTGCAGTAGGACCTGTATATGGTCCAATTAATGGGAAAGGATCATAACATAATTGTGTTACTGGATCACACGCAAAAGTTTCAATCTCACATCCTTCTTCACAATAGCACAAAGCAGTCCAAATACAACCAGCTAGACCAGCTTGACACATAACACTATATGGACCCAGATATGTACCTGGGACACACGCTGCAGCTGTCCAAGGAGGACCACTTGCACACCATGCATTAGCTGCTGGAAATGTTCCTTGCCAAGCCTGAACTGCTCCATTAAAAAATCCAAATGCCATTGATCCTGAATTCCAAGCGGTATTCATCCCATTAGGTAAAACAACACCTCCATTAATAGCATCTGTAAGAACTTCATCCCAAGTCCAAGATTGATCATTCCCAAATCCATCATTCCCATACCAACTTTGATAATCAGCACTAGCCATTAAATATGGTACATAAATTGCACCTGTATCAATTGCTTGTGGATTTATAGGATTAAAACAACACCTTCTTACCTGACTTCCTCCTGGTGCAGCTGGATCCCAAAATGGTTGAGAAAAAACCATGCATCTTAAGTATACCATGCTTGTTGGCACCGCTAGTGTTGAGTTTGGACCTTCACAACACGTTTGACCTGCATTAAGTTGCGAACAATATGCAGCATTATATTCAACTTCAAAGAAAAGAGTCATAGCATCTATTCCACTTACTCCATTAGTTGGATCAGTATAGTAATCCTGAGCCTGTTGCTGATCTATAAAAATTACACCAGGAGCGCCATTTACTCTTGCTCCACCTCCTACTCCATTAGAGTCACAAAGATTAACACCATTAGAAATAGCTAAAAGACAATCAGCTTCAGTTGGATATGGACCACTTCCATCTCCAGGATCTTGACAATAAGATCCTGCTGGACCTTCATAACATTCCCAACTTACAACTGGAGGTATACCACAGTCTTCACATTCACATGGTGAAGTAACATATGTTAGTTGTCCTGCTTTATACATCCCTGAAGAACCAAAAACAAGAGCTTCTAATTGAGAAAATGTCATAGCTAATGTTGCTGATGCATTAATATTAGCTACTATAAATGCTACTAAAGAAGTTGCATCAGTATGAACGGATGAATTACCACCCATTGCGTCTGTAATTTGAATAGAATCAAGCTGATAACTACAACCTGCAGCTGTAATACAAGGTTTAACAGCTGTACAAGTCAATGGTGACCAATCAAAATAGTAAGTATTAAAGGTTGCGACAGGTTGATTAGTAGCCATCCAATTATACTGATCATGTGGACTACCAACTACTCCACTATCAGTTGAACCAGCTGTTATACAAGTATTTGATTGAGGATTTAATAAACATTCTGCTTCAGTATCAAATTGTCCACCAACTTGAGCTACACATGCACCATTTACACATTCCCAACAATTTCTTACACAACCTACAGTACCTCCTTCACATTTTACTTCAATGAATCGGTCTTTAGTACCTACAATCAAGCATAAATTTATTCTTCCTAAGTTTATAGTTATTGGCATAATCTACTGTTTTATTATTTTTTCTACATTATTATAGTTGTACACTGTTTGATCCATATATCCTTCAACCACAGCCACACACGTATTATTATCAGTGTTAGCTGTTGAATCATAATTACTAGCAGTACTATCCATACAACCGTAAATATAAGGAATACAGCTGAAATCTTCTGTATTAGCGTTAGGGTTGTAGTTGAGCATATTAGGATCAGTACACCCATAAATATAAGGAAGGCAAGAATTATTGTCAGCATTAGCTAATGGATTAAAGTTAAATAATAATACTGGTAATAAAAATAATATTAATAGTAATTTTTTCAAAATCTTTTATTTAAAAGTAGATTACATAACCCGTGCATTCACGGGCTATATAACCTAACTGTTGTTTACTTCTTACTTAATAATTCATACAAAATAACTAATGCTACTAGGCCTACAAAGCCATTATCACCTAATAGATTAATTAAATCCATCACATTAGTAATAACACTAATGCCAAAAACTGGTCCTCCAAAAACAATCTCAGCCAATATTCCAAACGTTAACATCACAAGGAATAAACTTGTCATACCTTTAAAGAACTTTGTTACATAACCAAATACACTATCCATAATTTTTTAATTTTTTAGTTAATAATTTATTTAGAATCGGTAAGCTAATCCTACCTCAAACTCTCCATCTTCACCTTCATTCAACCCTGTAACATACCTTGGCTCAACATACAAACACTTCCATAGATTGAAAGAATAACCTACTCCTATTGTCATATTATCCATCATCTCTTCTGTGGGAGCCTGCGCTTCCACATAAATACCATGATGTAAGTTATAACGTCCAAATACATCATAATCATCACCATTCTTTACCACGCCTAGTGTTAACTCATCATTTACTTGATAACCAAGTCCTATGTTATCAGTAAAATTATCCACTCCCCATTCTGCACTATCTTTAGGCTGAGTAATGGTAGTCACCACTGTAAATTGAGCTGACGCAACTAATGTTGTGCAAGCTACAAGCAATGTTAAAAATAATTTTCTCATGTTTTTTGTTTTTAATTAATATTTATTTTAATGCTCTACTACTCCTCTAAT